GTGGCCTCCATCATCGCTCGTACCCGTGCAGACGGAACCAAATCCTACCGCGCAGACATACGCATCAAACGCAAAGGACGGTTAGTTTATCAGGAAAGCCGCACCTTCGACCGTAAGGCTTTGGCGAAAGACTGGGCGGCCCGTCGGGAACTCGAACTGCAGGAACCTGGGATGCTCGAAAAAGTGAAGCACCGGGGCGTGTCTGTTGGAGAGCTCATACAGCGTTACATCAAGGAATACGGTGCCAACTTCGGTAGGACCAAACACGCGCACCTGGAGTACATGCGCTCTTTTGATCTGGCAGATCGTGATGCCCTGGAGTTGCAGCCGTCTGACATCGTGTCTCACGTCATGTGGCGCCTGCAAACAGTGAAACCGCAGACAGCCAATAACGACATCATCTGGCTTCGATCAGTGTTCAAGGTGGCTCGCACCGCCTGGGGGATGCCGGTAAACCTTTCCGTGATCGATGATGCGGCGGAGACTTGCAAGCGGGAGCGGCTGGTTGGTAAGGCGGATTCCAGGGATCGCCGGCCCACACTGGAGGAGCTTAATAAGCTGATGGAGTATGCCGGCCGGGAAAGCGCCCAGCGCCAGATCCCCATGGGTGAGATTATTCTGTTCGCTTTGTTCTCTGGCCGGCGCCAGGAGGAAATCACGCGGATCCGCTGGGATGGGCTGGATGAGAAAAACCGGACGGTCATGGTCACAGACATGAAGCACCCGACGGCAAAGCGGGGCAACCACAAGCGTGTTCACCTGACTGAGGAGGCCTGGGCGATCATTCAGCGCCAGCCAGAGCGGGGCGATCGCATCTTCCCGGACAACAGCCGGAGTATTGGTACCCGGTTCCGGGAGTGGTGCTTGTTTCTGGGGATTGATGACCTGCGCTTCCATGATCTCCGGCACGAGTGCATTAGCTGGTTGTTTGAGCGTGGCTGGGATATTCCCAGGGTTGCTGCGGTGAGTGGGCATAACACCTGGTCATCTCTGCAGAAATATACTCATCTCAGCAGGCAGGAGCCGCATGACAAATACGAGGGGTGGTCGTTTAGGCCTGCCACCATGTGAAATTCTGTAAAAGAGGGGGCAGCGCCGTTCGCGAATCTTCAGATGCCGTAAGGTTGGAGCATGTGGCCACATGCTCAACTTTCAAACGATCAAATCTGGAGTGTCTGATGGATAAAGACCGCAAAATCGAGCGTGCTGAAGCGTTGCTGGCAGTCATTGGTGATCTGGCAGCAGTTGGTAAGCAACTGCAAAACGCTATTGAAACAGGGATGGTTTCTGATCGGGTGAGTAGGATCAGGGCGGCTCTGTTCTGTGAGATTGGTGAGCTCTCCGAAAATTGCGAGCCTCCCACCTTTGGTGGCGATACCTGATCTGCCGGTAAACCGTTGCTGCCTGCGGGTTATGATCCAGCTCCGCCCTGGAGCTGATGCTGCAGGCCTGCAGGATGAAATCCCGGGCGTCTTCCTCTGTGTGGGTGCCGTCCGGGATATCCAGCCCAAACTTTGCCGCTCTGCGCCTGTCCAGGTAGAGCTGGAAGCTGCTGTTTTGGCAAAGCAGGGCGGCGTTTCTCGCCAGAAAGCCGCCCTTGGGGTTGGCTACTTCCGGTGCTTTCATTCTTCCTCGTCCTGAAACAGCGCCAGCATGTCATGCATGCCCTGGTTCGCCTTCTGGAGCTTCTTCAGGTTTGGGTGCTCCAGCGGCGTGGTGATGCCATTGGCGTCTATGTCCAGGCAGACCAGCGTTGGGGCGCTCAGCATGGGGCCGGTTTCTGTGCGCAGCACCTGACGGGTGAAGTCTTTCTCTGCCTGGTTCATGGCCTTCACCCAGCGATGGGCAAGCGGGCGCAGTTGTTCGACCATGAAGATGGCGTCTTTGGCTTGTTGAGTGGTCAGGTCCTCAACGCGACGGACGCCGAAATGGTTGCGGATGCGTTCATTAACGGCGTAGGCCGCACCCTTGCCACGGAACCCGACGGTAATGGATCGGATAGCGGCAGAGAGCTGTTCGCGGAGCTGGTAACTAGCCCGGTCGGTAGGCGGCCAGTGGGTTTTGCCGTAGCTGCCGGTTTTTCGAATGGTGGGGAGTACTTCGTGGGTAACCCAGCGTTTGAATTTTTTGGCTTCGGGTTTGCGGGATTTTAGTACGCAACAGTACAAGCCAGATTCGTTAATGACAGTTATTTCTTGGTTACCGCCAGGGGTACGCATAATGTGCGTTCCCTTTTCGTCGTCATCCAAGTTGCGGGTCATATCACTTGTCATTCGATAACCGAGCGCCGCAGCAACATCGGCGGCCGCAAACCAGATTTGTCCTTCGATGAGAATGACGCGGAGATCTGTAGAAGTGAATGCGTATACGAGTGGTGCGGGTGCACCTTGGGTGTGATTATGCATGACTACGGTTCCTGTACTTGATTAAGGAACCCGCCTGCCTGTCGCCAAACAGGGAGGGCGGGACCGCGCGGGTTGGCGAACCGGGTACAGGATCCGGCAGGCCCGAAGGCCTCCCACACGGCCCGCCCCATAACGCTGAGCGTGCCATGCTCTGAGCACAAAAAAACCGCTAACTCGTGAGGAGATGCGGCGTGCTCTCCTGTACTGCTCGGGTCGCCAAACCCGGTCGCTGATTTTGCAGCGACAGAGTAAGTATGGCCCCGGCATTTGCCCTGAGTCAACGGGAGGGTTATCTTTGGGGTAGTATTCCTTACCGTTACTGATGTGTTTTTCTGCAAAGGAGTTGCGCTATGGCCGTTTTCCCTCGTCGTGAAATCCCTCTTGATGACAATGGCCAGCCGCTGAACCCGGCGCTTTGTTGGTCGCGCGTGGCTGATCGCCAAGTGGATGAAGTTATTGGCCTGTGCAAGGGGGTTCTGGCTGATGGCCAGGTGAACCAGGGGGAAGCGGAGTTCCTTCTGAACTGGTTGCAGTCTAACCAGCACTGTGCGGATAAGTGGCCTGCCAATGTTCTCTTCCCACGAATTCGTGCCATGCTGGCAGATGGAGTTCTGGATGATACCGAAGAACAGGAGCTGCTTACTCTCCTGATGGGGATCACCGGGAGCCCCAATGTAAATGCTACGGGCACCAATGCTAGTGCCACTCTTCCTTTTGATGACCCTTCCCCGAGGGTGGCCTTTGCTGGTGAGATCTTTTGCCTGACTGGAACCTTTGCTTGTGGTCCGAGGCGGGAAGTTGAGGATGCAGTGGTTCAGCGCGGTGGTGCTGTCAAAAAAACACCCTGCAAGAAAACGTCGTTCCTGGTGGTAGGCGAAGTCGGCAGCCGCGACTGGGCTCACAGCACCTTTGGCCGGAAAATCGAAAAAGCGATTGAGCTCCGTGATGGGGGATCCACCATTGCCATTATTCCGGAAGAGCGTTTCTTTGAATATCTGCATGGTTAGCACCGGCCTAACTGGGTGAGGTAAGCCGTACGCCTGGCTTCGATGCCTTTGGCGGTGATTTCGTACTTGTGGCCGGTGTCCGTTTCCGGATAGGTAACCAGGCCGGCGGCTTGGCATTTTTGGACGGCTTTTAGTACGCGGGCAGGGCTCCAGCTGGTCTTGGGTAGCTTGTCAGGGTGCGTGTGAACGCTGTGGTAAACGTGGCACAGCCCTTCGAAATCCCGGCGGATGTCTATGCCCCGGTAGTTCGTGAACAGCTGCAGAATCACGTGCATGTCGGTGGTCAGCGGGGTGCCGTCGTCAAACAGGTTCTCCTGGCTCATGCTGGGTAAACCTCCGGGTTGTTCTGCAAAAGCCGCCGTGGCCGAATCATCGCCTCCACCACCACAATCTCCGCTTTGATAGCCTGCCGTATGCGATTACACAGCCTCAGCGCAACCGCTGGTATGGCTTTTCCCCGGTTGGCATCGCCGACCAGTCTCTTTGCCGCGCGGTAGGCGGCCACGAGTCTGTTCAGTCTGGCGGTAATCATGCCGGGCCTCCGAAACTGTTGCGGGCTTCCTCGTCCAGATCGAGCCGGTGTTCACGTTCCCGGCGCTTCCGGGCTTCAATGGCCTGTTGGCGTTCGGCTTCGTCCATAGCGAGCTGGTCTTCGCGTAGGACTTCTTCGAAGGCTTGGCGGTTAGTGATGTGCTCGATGGTCATGCCGGTTCCTCCAGTGGCTGCTGGTCCACTGACAACGCCACACGCAGTGGCTGGACCCAGACTTTTTCAGGGCTCAGTACGAAGGTTTCACCAGTCCATGCAAGTAGTAGGGTTTCGCCCATGGTGTCGCCGATCGCTCTGGCTGCGTGGGCGGGCACTGCATTGCCGATCTGTTCCCGCCAGACGCTGTCGGACTTGCCGTGCAGCTCCAGGTATTCCTCGGGCTCGATCAGTGACTGCAGGGCAGCCAGTTCCAGGGTGGTGAAGGGGCGATGCCAGGTGCCGTCCAGGGCGGTGATCTCTGCGATCAGTCTGTCTGTGGCTGCCGGCAGGGCATCCAAGGGGCCTTCGCTGGTGGCGGCTGGCCTTGGGTCGGCAACGGTCCAACGCCCATTGTCGTGGCCTGCCGCTGCGGACACTGCACCTGCAGGAGACTGCCAGGGCACTACGCCGTAATGCCCCGCTGTTAAGTAGCTGTCACCTTTCTTGCGAGATAGCCCGGGGCGTGGATCAGCCACGGAAAACGCGCCTTCACCGGTAGTGCTGGCTGCGATGACGGCGCCGGCGTGTTCGTTATATCGGGTGACGCGGTATTTGCTGCGGGATACTGGTTCGCCGCCTGAGCGTGGGTCTGCCACACTAAACCGGCCTTGTCCTGGTGACCGCTGGCCGGTGACAACGCCGGTTGTTTCCCTCCAGTTCAGCACTCCAAACTGGCTGTATTGCTGTCCCTCATACCGTGGATCCGCAACACTGAACGCGCCGTTTGTGGGAGTGCTGCGGCCTGCGACGGTACCCATGCTTTCGTCCCAGTGGTTCACGCCCATGTAACCCGGGCGGTACTCCGGCATGATGAGAAAGTCCTTCAGGTAGCCGTTCTCGATCTTCAGCCGGTTCAGGCTTCGCCAATCTTTCCCGGCCTCCACGAAGGCCAGTCTTACCCAGGTTTTCCATTGCAGGCTGGGGATGCGGTGCATCGGGCCGGCATCGGCATTGCCCGGCAGTGGCATGGCGCCCAGGATATCGCCCACAGCCCTGAGGGTTTTCTTGGGTGGCTCATACAGAAAGGGCGGTACCTTTTCCTCATGGCGGGCAACCAGCAGAAAGCGGCGGCGGCTTTGGGCGAGCCCGCCGATTTCTCCACAGTCGTGGGTGGTTTCTGATACGGCGTAGCCGTAGGCCCTAAGCAGTTGGGTAATCTGTTCCAGCAGGTGCCGGCCACGGTTAGCAATGCGGGGCACGTTCTCGAATATGAGGAGTTCGGGCGGATCATCCCGCCAGGCCTCCAGAGCCAACCAGATGCCTCGTAAGGTGAGCTCATTCAGGGCCTGGTATTTGGCCGTGGTGCTGAGGCTCTGGGATAACAATCCGCTGAATCCCTTGCAGGGTGCTGAAAGGAATACGATGTGCGGGCGTTCGCCGCCGGCGGCGTTTTGAATATCTGCCGGTGTTGCTTCTTTCCAGTCGGTGGGCGGCGGGTGACCATGAAAGGCCTCGTATTGCTGGGCGCTCATCAGGTCGCGGATGGTCCCTGGTACGCCAGTCAACAACTGGAAGTTGGCGATGGCTGTGGCGTCTACATCGATGCCGCCAAGGCAGCGGAACTCACCCTGAAGAGTGCCTACCCTTGGGTTCGACTGGTTGAACCCTTTGGCTCCGCAGCCCAGTCCGCAGAACAGATGAAAGTGGCGAATCTCAACAACGCTCATGCTGCCTCACTCCCCACATCTGCCACCGTGACCGGCTGCCCCTTGGCAAGCAGCAATTCCAGGTATGCAATGTACTGGTCCGCTGCGTCTGCCTGCTCCTGCATGTCCTCTTGCTGTTCCTCGTGATCGTGGAAGTCGTAGGCGTAAAATCTCAGGTTTAGGTTCGCAATCTCCGGGCGTGGTTCGCCGTTTTCAGGGAAGACGGTATCGGCAGGCCTCAGATCGGCGTACATGGAATGTGTGTGGCCGTATACGTCGACGAATGCCTGGGCAATGCCCCGCACGTTGATCTCCAGCGATAGGCTGCAAACTCTGAGGGCGCGGACCCGCAGGGCGGCCAGCATTTGGTCGGTGCTCATGGTTGGTGCTGACATGGTGTTCCCCTGTCTTGTGTTGTTGCTGGTGTTCATCCGGGAGGGCTCTCAATGAAAGCCCTCCCGGATGCGCCCCACGTGGGGCGCGGTTGGGTCAGTTCGGGTCGAAGGTGCCAACGAAGGTGCGCACGGCGGTGTCTTCAAAGCCACTGCGCAGTCGGTCTTCCAGCTCTTTGGCCATCTCTTCCTTCACGCTTTCCAGGCGCACAATGCGGGCGCTGATCTGCGGCTTTTCGCCGGTGATCAGGCTCAGGCGCAGGGTGAACGTGCGTTCGCTCAGGCCCTGGTAGGGTTCGCAGGTGAACTTCAGGAAGGCGGGCAGCTCGTCTTTGTGCTTGGCTTCTACTTCGGCCATGGCACTGCGGCGGCTGCTGAAGGTTTGCTCTTCACTGGTGGACTCCGCGTTGGTCCCGATGGTGATGCGGCGAATGGCGCTGACGGAGGCGGATATCGGCAGCTCTGTGTTGCCGTCTTCCGCCAGTGCAATCAGGTGGTCGCGCCAGTCTTCCAGCCACTCAGCCAGGGCCCGTTGCTCAAACCGTTTGCCGTTGATGCGCAGCAGTTCCTCAAAGGCTTCCGTCTCGCTGAGCTGAAGGTTGGCGCGGTGGTCGCCGTGGCCGGGCGCGTCGATATCGCCCAGGTTGAAAAACGCGGTGGCCTTCATGTGTTCCGGGTTCACAAAGCAGGGGAAACACTCGGACCCCATCGCTCCATAGGCGTCAGAGGTGGTGTTCACGAATTCCACGAATTCATCAATCAGCGTGGTGCGCATGCTGCCCCGGTAGCGGCGGCGGGTTTCCAGGTACTTTTCCAGGTCTGCCACGGTTACGCCTTCAGGCAGGGCCGTGGCGCTGCCGTTGGTTTGCTCCTGGATGAACTGGTTCAGCTCTTGTGCCTGCACGGCTTTGGTGTATTCGTGCAGGGCGTCGATGGATTGCAGTACTTCAGTCATGGGGTTCAGTCCTTGTCTTCGCGGTGGGTTTCGGGTTCACCGTTGCGGGTCAGCAACTGGTGCTGGTTTTCCGGGAAGATGCTCACCCGGCCGCCGGTGTTCACGTGCATCGGGGTTTCTGTGGTGTCTTCCTCCATGATCTTTCCGCGCAGGGTGGGCACGGTGTATTTCAGGGTGTGGCCGATGTTCACCTGGTAGCTCTGGCCGATCCGCTTGAAGTTCAGGCGGATGTCGATCGCGCCTTTGTCGTTGTTGTCGACAACGCCGCCGGCCACCTCGCTGATGGCCCGGCCCAGCTTCTGCATGAAGACGCCGCCGTCCAGATCGGCGACGAACTGGGTTACATCGGTGTCGCGGTGATTGCTCTCGGGTGCGCTCATCTCGATACTCCTTTGGCTTTTATGGGTGGGTCAGTAGGTCTGAACCCGTGCGGCCGGAGGGGCCGGTGGTGCAGGGCGGGCCATGGCGCCGGATGATCCGTTGCCGTAGTCGCCGCTGTTGATGCCGGGGCCGTTCAGCGCCCGCAGGTTGTCAGCCACCTGGCTGATGGCCTCTTCGCTCATGAACTTCTGCAGGCCGGTGCCTGTGGTCATCAGGAAAGTGAACAGTTGCAGGGCCTGGCGCATGGGCTGGGGGGTCAGAAACCGGAAGTCCTGCAGGTTGAGCGGGTGAAGGTCGCCGTCCCACAGGGCCAGCAGAAACTGGGCCGCGTTGCGGGCGTCGTTGTCCACGCCGGTGGTGGCCAGGTGGTGAAGGTCCTGCAGGGCGCGTTCGATGTCGTTTGCACTGGCGGTTAGCGTCATCATGATGTGGTCCTCAGGGTTTCTTGCTATCCACCACACGCAACCGAGGGCGCAGGCGAGTAACAACAGGGTGCTGATCATTGGCTGCCTCCATATGGGGCCGGTAGCGGAGACCGTCACGCTTCCACACCAGGCGTTTGCCCTGGGCGTTGGCGAGGCGGATAAGGTCGATAACCCGTGTGCTGTTGGGCAGATCAAGGCGCATGGCATACCTCCTGGCGGGTGCTGAAATGGCCCTTCTGTAACTGGCGGATGGTGCGTGATACCCGCCGGATCCGGGTGGCGACTTCCTCCGGTTCGCGCTGGGTGTGGCGGACGATATGAATAGTGCGCAGGCGCACCTGATCGCGTTCCGACACCGGAAAGCGCTCAACGTGTTCATCAATCGCTTTGTGAATCTGGCTGTGCCGGCCGCTTTTTACGGCCAGCCAGATCGCCTTCCAGCTCAGCAGCTCGATTTCCTTGAGGGTCTTCATGGTTACTCCTTAGGCGACGTTTACCTGGTCCCACTCGCGCTTGGCTTTGGCGCGCTGTTCGTCGATGTGCTCCGCCAGATCCTTTGCGCTCACCAGCCAACTGCTTTTCTGGGTACCGCCCCGGTAGGCAATAACCGGAAGCTGCCGGCGGGCTGCGCGCTTTTTGGCCATGTCTGGCTGCAGGCCGAAGAACTTCTCGCACACGTCTTCCAGTGGAATCTCGGCGGTACCGAACTCGGCCATCAGGGCGAAAAAGGTAGAGATCTGCTTCACGATGCTTTCTCCATGTCGATCTGCTCTGCGAACTCACGGCGCAGGAAATCCAGGCCGGCCGGCGTTACCAGCGTTTTGGCGCTGTGCTGCAGGCCGCGCACGGGGTGGTTGAAAGACTTGGTCTGCACCTGGAAAAAGCCGCGCTTGGCATAGCGCCAGTTGGGCAGACGCTGGTTGTCCAGAATGCCGCGCTGCTTGAGGGCGCGGATCATTTTGCGGGGGCCCAGGTTCAGCACTTTGGCGGCTTCCTGGAGGGTGATGGTTTCAGGAATCATGCTGCCTCCCTGTCTCCGGTGTGGAGATCTGCAAGGTTGTTGAGCTGGATGATCGGGTGGTCGTCAGACTCACGGCGGTTTGATGCCCGCACCCGGGCAACCCGCGGAATGCGCACCGTGACCGGCTGGTCGCCAGTGCCCGGCAGGGCGTTGCCGAAAATCAGCAGGCCGATGGCCAACTGGCGGGCCTTGATGAGCCCGGCCTTCCAGGCGCGGCTGATCAGTAGTTGCCGGTTCGGTGCTTTGAAATGGCGCAACAGGCGGACAATGTGAAACTTCACCGTGCCGAGCGTGATGCCCAGCAGAATGGCAATGGCGTCGTTTTCCTTGCCTTCCACCACCCACACCAACACCTGCCGCTGGCGCGGGGTGAGGGCGTTGTTGGGGTCGTGGATTTCGAATTCTGAGCCAGCGATGTTAGCCATAAAGCACCATAACCGTAGTCTATGGATTTATCGTAGTTTAGGGCTAACATTGTCGTCAACTATTTGTGCTTATTTTTTTCTGTTAGTGAACAATTTTGGAGGTGGGGAGGTTGTGCGGGCACAAAAAAAAGCCCCGGAGGCGCTGGCCTGCGGGGTGTGTAAGTTCCTTTCTACGCTTTACCGATTGCGAGTAGAGTGGACCGTAAGGTGACAAGTGGTTGTTCGATCGCTACCCTTGCGTCCGAGAAATGAGATTGCATCAGGAGACGAAATGCAGATTTTTACGATTGGCTACGAGGGCATGGGGGTTGATCAGTTTAAAAACGTTTTGCTGAATGCCGGCATTGATGCGTTGGTTGATGTGCGGGAGCTTCCATTGTCCAGAAAGCCAGGTTTTTCAAAAACAAAGCTCCGGGAAGCGCTTGAATCTGCTGGGATAGGATATATTCATATGCCGAAGCTCGGTTGCCCAAAGCCGATTCGACACCAGTTGAAAGAAGATGGCGATTGGGGGAGCTACAAGCTGAAATTTCTCGATCATCTTGCGGAGCAAGATGAAGCGTTGGGGAGGTTGGTTGCTGAGGCCTCTACGAAAAAATGTGCACTAATGTGTTTTGAGGCAGATGCTACCTTTTGTCACAGGTCGTTAGTTGCCAAATCCGTTCAGAAGATCGCGGATTTTTCAGTTGTTCACCTCAGCAAGAAGTGGCTTAAAAAAGCGGTTGCTGAAGTGGCGTAGATGTGTCGATTTTTGGTGGGTAGATCAGGCTGATTATGAGCCACTGGCTCTGAAACCGATGCTGGTTGCCAACCAGCAGTTGCAAGTCATTTCTCAACAACTTTTCCTCTAGCCTTTCTCTGAAAGGTGTCTGCCATTCAGGTCCGTGCGACCGCACGCAATTCCAGTATAATGCACACGCCTCCCAGTCAATGATTTTGAGCTTGTCTCTGACTATACCGTTTGGCGTCTGGTAGGTTACGTTGTAATAAAAGTCAAAAGGTACCTTTCGGAGCTGGTGCATTTCTTTAGTAGCGTCATGCTCTGAAAAAAGGTTGCCTTGGATCTGGTCTTTTATCAGTTTGACTTTTTCATCGTCGGTCCAGTCGCTATTTCTTGCTTTTTGTATTTCCAGTGATTCGATACTGGCCGGTTTCAGTAACGCCATGGATACGCCGCATTTCTCTCGTGCCTGATTAATTTCCTCAGCGCTGCTATAGGTTGGTATCTTCGCCAGCCAGTGGCGGCGTTCGCACCAAGCATTTTTGGTGTCTATCCTGTGGTAACAGTTGATGGTATCTACGAACACCCGGTGGCTTTCTGGTCGATGATCGGCCCTGGCCTTTTCTGTCCTGACTTCAATCCACTGCCACTTTTGGAATTGCTGGTTGTCTTTCAGGAGGCGAAAAGGGACGGGGTAGAGCCTTCTCATTTCACCTTGTTCCGTAATTCCAGCTACACAAGAGGTTTCTACATAGCTCGCGCTGGGAGATGGATAAGTTTTCGCGAGTATGAGGATTTGTTCAATTTGCGTGGGCAACCTGGGTCTCCTTATATGTTCAGGTCCGTGTTGTTCTTAAGCTCTTCCTAAGCTTTATGCCTGTTCTGCTGTCGAGGTTGCGGTGGTTCTTTTGTTGTGCTTGGGGCCTTAAAGCCTCAGCTTTTATTGTTCTGCCAATCCTGACTCAAGTTTGTTGAGTCCTTTGATCGCTTCTTGTAAAGACTGGAGCTGTGCATCGTTGTCGGTGCTTAAAAATAACTCGATACTGCGGAGGAACGCATCTTCTCGCGATGGTCTGGGGAGTTCTGAGATGCACTCATCGCTTTTGAGCTGGTTTGTGACGTAGCTTAATTCGTCTATACGTTCTTTAAGTAATGTTTCCGCGTCAATTAACCGTTTACGCCTTAGTTCAAGTTGTTGTTGAGCCTTTTTAGTATCAACCACTACAGATTTCAGTTTCACTTTGTAGCTGTCGACCTCAATTGAAACGGACGAAGACTTCCAAGCGATAACGAGTAAGACAACGGTTACTGTAACCATGCAAAAGCTAAGTGAATGCCAGAATGATTTAGGAATACTCGCCATAGATATTTCTCTCTGACTTGCATTGCGCTTTTAGTCTTTTTTTGAAGCAGCTACCGCATTCAGCGTAGCCGTGATCCCCTCGGCGAGTTCCGGAGTGAGTACCCGTATCCGTGTTAAGTGGGATATGCACTCGATCAACCGCGCGTGCTCGGGGGAAGCCTTGGCCACATCGGTCAGGGGAGACTGATTTGATACACCGTCTGCTTCTGAATAGGTCTTCGGGCCCTCTCCAAAGGCCAGCCACCAAAAGCGGTAACCCGTTAACTCGGCAATCCCTTTAAGGTTGTCGATGTTGATGGCTCCGCGTCTCTTCCAGTTCAAGACGGAGGTCCTGGCAACGCCAAGCTCTTCCGCTATCTCGTTCATATTGAGCGGGCCTTTCTCTACGGCTTCTTTGAGCCTGGCGGCTCTGGCGTTTTCAGTGTCGTTTGTCATGACTCAGATGTTAGCTATTAACTAATCCCTTGGTAAGTCAACCTGTTGAACATGGTGCTAGTTTTTGGTGTAGACATCGGCGTTAGCGTTGGTCTACTATCCCGATAGATAACACGAGGGTATCTAATGGCTATCAGTATTCTGGATGATTTAGCGGAGTGTCTTGGCTCCCAGGCCAAGGTGGCGAGAGTCTGTAACGTGAAGCCACCGAGCCTGCACGGATGGGTCCGGGTTCCGGCTCGACATGTGCTTAAGCTTGAGGCTGCTGTGAGGGCTGAGGGTGGCACCATCGATCGGTACTCCATGCGTCCGGATATTTACGGTCAGTCTCCTGAGTCTACAGAGCAGGCGTCTGTCGCATAACTGGCCACTTGGATGGGGGGGCTATGAGCAAAAACAGATCGAGTTTGAGTGCGTCGAGAGGCCAGAGCATGTTTGAAAAGATCAAAGGTATTCAGTGTCCGCACTGTGAGACGTTCATAGAAATGCCGACGCTTGTGGCCGAAAACAATCGACTTCGGCGGGAGCTGGAGCAGCTCAAGGCAGGGTGGAAGAGTGACGATTGTCTTCAGGACGGGCCGCCGCTGGATATACGGATAGCGGAGGCCGTACACCTGGCATTCACCAGAAGACCCGACGCGCTCAGCGTCCGTAAGCGTCTGATGCACCCCTATAAGATCTACGCGGACTACGACGCCATGAACTATGCCAGGGATGTGATCATAGGCGTTTTGAATACTTTGCTTCGAGAACTGCCTCCTTCTCGGATCCGCAGCCTCGAGCGACGTCTATCCGATGAATTGTCTGAAGCCGTTGGATGTTACACACGCAGTGGAAATCATCCAGCTCCACCACATCTCCAATCTGCAGAGGTTCAGCCGACTCATAGCGATCAGGACGGCCAGCCTGATGGTCGTCCAGGTACTTAACCTTATATGGAATCACGGGATGCTCCTTTGGGGTGGCTAGCTTTTAGAGCTTACCCGAACGGCGCTGGGCTCACCATGATCAAACTTCAACGGTTAGTGGCAATGAACTCAAAGGCTGGGGGGCTGCATGCGCTCACAGTGGAATGATGCCGAGGACGGCGCCCTGCAGGGGCTGACGGCAGAGGCACAGGTGATCTATCTGCGGGGGTTCCGGCGCTACATGGATTATGCCAGTGGCGTGGCCGGCGGCCCGGTACGGAAGCTGTCGTACCGGGCCCTGGCCGAGTTGATCGCCGTGGACCCGGACTGGGGCAGCCAGCGCAAACGGGCGGATACACCGACGGTTGGGCGTGTGCGGGCCAGGGTGGCGGAGCTGGAGCGGGCCGGGCTTTTGGTTAACCACGGCTCCAGCCGCAGCCGGGGGCTTGTTTTTAAACTGCCGCTGGCTGACAGCGGATTACTCCGCCCGGAAAAGGAACAACACAAGGAACAACACAGGGAGCAACACGAGGAACAACACAGCGCCAAGGTGGTTAACCTGCCGAAATCACTGGAATTTGAACCGGTAGAACAGGGCGGGAGCAACACAGGGAACAACGCAGGGAGCGACACTGGGAACAACACACATCTGTATAACTCTACTCCACTACACTCTACCGGCGCGGGCGGGCGCGAGGCTGAGGCCTGGCCCGATGCCTTTCAGCCCCAGTCACCCATGGAGTGGGGCTCTTTCCTTGGCCGCGAACGGCATTGGGCGTACCACCGTGTTGCCCGGCCCCGGCTCATCGCCGTGTACCAATGCTGGACCCAGTGGGCTCTGAGCATTGGCGACATGCGACAGATTATGGCCAGTGCAGAGGCCAACCTGGGCCGCATCCCCGACGGCCCTGAATACTACAAATCTTTCGCAGAGAGCTATGCCCGTGAGCGGGACAGGCTCAACCAACAACCCCGGAACCAGCATCAGAGAGGTGCCCATGACTCAGTTGCACAAGATCAGCAGCGCCGTTCAAAGCGTGACGAACGGGCTGCAGTCCAGAGACAGCTCACAGACCCCGATTACGCCCTTGAACGATGGTGACCGATTCAGCCAGGAGCAAAGGCGTAAGACGGTTCTGTTTTTCAATCGCCTGCGGTTGATTTACGGGCACCGTTTCACCCTGCAGTGGTCGGATGAGAAAACCCTTCGGCTGGCCCGCCGGGAGTGGGCGGGCGAGGTGGATGCCCTCAGTTGGGAGCAACTGGAGGTGGCCCTGGGCCGGGCCAAGGAAAAGCTCATTGAGGGGGATGAGGATTTCTACTGGCCGGATGTAGGGCGGATACTGGGGCTGGCCAAAACGAGGCACCCGGCGGCCCACCGGCGTTTCCGGCGCTCATTGCCGGAGGGGGAAGCCGTAAAACAAAACCGGCGTAAGGTCGGCCGCAAAGGCATGGCGCGCCTGAAGGCCTTGCTGGGAGGTAACCATGTTGAGTGACACACAGCAGCGCCTGAGCGCGTGGGGCCACTGGGTACGCGCCGGTGGGCTGGACCTGGGCGTGAAAGGCGTCAACCTGGCGGTGGGCAGCAGCGTGGCTATGCCCGTGTGCCCGGATGATGAGGCCCTGAGCGTGGACCGCGCCATTGCCCAACTGAAACGGCGGGACCACATGATGGGGCAGATCGTGACCATGGCGTACCTGAGCCAGTTCAGCTTGGCCCGCATCGCCCGGGAGTCTGGTGTGGGCAGCCGGGAGCGGGCCAGGTACCTGCTCGGGGCTGGTGAGGCGTGGATTGATGCTGCTCTCGATTTCGGTAGCGCAACATGATGTTCAAAATGTTGACAAGCTGCATGCAGATAACTACTCTCAGTTCCGTAAGGTGCAGAAAGTGCATCTGAGGATTGCAGCAAGCTCCTTTGATACTCCGTTGACCCGGCCCTGGTGCCGGGTTTTTGTCTTGTCGGTAGAGCTTCTGTGTAAGCTAATTATAGTCTACCCTTGCTGGTTATTAATCAGTAAGGAGAAGACAAGGAATGGCGGTATTTAAGTTTTACAACCTTCAGTTGCTAGCGCTTGACACTGATTCACATGGTGAAGTGGGAAAGGAAGGGTACCGACGTCTATTTCAGAATTTGGCAACCCGTATGCAGAGCGCAAAGGATGATATGGCCCTTGAAAGGGTTTCGGGTAGTCTGGTCAACGATTTTTACTTTGCTCCGTTTGAGGTGGAGATCAAGGAAAATTATGCGCAGGGTAAATTCATCAAATTTGATCAAGTTGCCAGCGTTCATAACCTTTATACCGAAGAGGACGAGTTCAAGGGTGGAAAGGGGAGTACTAGTAAGCGGTATGGGTTTCCATTCGTTTTCGATTTTGAGTCCCATACGTTGGCGATTCAGCGCAAACGCGGGTTGCCGAGCGTAAATCAACTGATGAAGGTTTTGGGTGACGTTATTGTTCCAGTCTCCCAAACTGTTTTTCCCGAATATCAATTGAGTATTCGTGAGATGACTTCTGCGCAGTCCTTGGAAAAGGTTTTTAACGCTGAATATTACAAGAGAGTAAAAGTCGATGTGACCTTTTCTAACTCTGCAGATCTTGACGATGCTCTTCTAGGGAAGGTCTGA